GCCTTATCGGCGTTCGTAGCTGCTGTGTATATCGTCCCATCTGTGCCGTCAATCACATTGTAGTGCATTGTCATATTCCCCCTTAAGAATCATCGTGCTACAGGTCTATAGAGGCGGCGTGTACCCTACTCAAAGTAGGCAACCCAGGTAGATCGTGCTTACCTTTGCTTACCGCGTGTACCCTGCTTGCATGAATTAAAGGTATCGTACTATATCGTATTTGTCAACACTTTATTTCATAATAATACAAAATATCTCTAAGTATCTTACTTTGATCTACTTTACAGATAAAACTCCCGCAAAATGATAATGCGCCCGAAGCAACAGCGACTCCTCGCTGCCACAAAGGCGCTATAATCGCAGCAGGAGAACGATATGCCAGGTGGACGGACAAGCGATTACGCGCCAGATGTGGCTGCTGATATTTGCGCTGCCATTTCCACGTGCACAAATTCTTTAGAATCAATACTTGCAGAAGATGAGCGCTTTCCAAGCAAGCAAACATTTTATCGGTGGATGCTCAATCACGCGGAATTGCGCGACCTTTACGCACGCGCGAAAGATGAGCAATTGCAAATACTCGCGGATGAGATTGTAGAAATAGCTGACAACGCGCAAATCGGTGAAACTATTACAGTTAAAGGCGAAGAGCGTGAGGTAAAAATGGCCGATATGCTACAACATCGGAACTTGCGAATCGAATCGCGCAAGTGGTTGCTGGCAAAGCTCAACCCAAAAAAATATGGCGACAAGCTGGGCCTGACCGGCGGCGACGGTACAAGCCCTGTACAGATGCAGATCATCACGAGCATCCCCAGGCCGCCCAAATAGTGATACAATGTATTCATGTGTGATACAAAACTATGCTCGTTTCGGGTACCTTTAGATGTCCTCGCCAAGCTCGACGCAGAGGCACAGCGCGACGGGCGGAGCAGATCGGCAGTTCTCACGCGGATTTTACAACGCACGACATTTACCGATGCCGGATTGACTTACAACGGATTGGTGGATAATCCATCCCGCTCCACCAGATGCACGCAACCTGGCCATACCGGATTTGTCCGCTCGGATGGCTACTGGTGTACCGTCTGTCGTAAGATGTACTGAGAGGTGATCTATGCCAGCTTACAACACCATTGCATCGTCTCCCAAACCATCGATGCACACCGGCGACCAGATTGCACTTGTCAACAATGCGGCCACTGATTCCAGCATTTTGGCAACCAAACAGGTATCCATCGCGCCGCACCAGGGCGATTCTGCTACATACTGTACGGTTTTCAATGGCACCAATCAGGCAGTCCAAATGCAAGCAGCCCCATCAGACAGCGCGGCGCTGTATGTCTCGATTGGCTCGTCTATTTCCGCCGGTGCGCTTGCCACGATCTCTTGCGCTGTGCCATGGATGCGTGGGCTGTTTGCTACGGCTCCCACGACCGGCTCACTGATTATCTATCATGGGTAGCACTGGCGCTGAGCGTTTCATCGTCGATACGCGTAAGCTCTATGACCCTTACCCTTTCCAGTGCCGCTTTCACTCCAGCGCTGCACCATACGGATTCATGGGCGGCGCGGCTGGCCCTGGCAAGACGATGGGTATGCTCATGGAGCAGTTCCAAGCCTGCAACGAGTTCAGCAATGAGGATGGACCCAAGGTACACACGATCCTGTTCCGGCGCACTTTCCCAATGCTCGAAGCCACGGTGATTACCAGATTCCGCGAGTCGTTCCCCAGGGAGCTTTACAAGCAGTACAACGAGGGCAAAAATCAGGTCACATGGCTCAACGGCGCAACCACCAAGTTTGGGTCAATGCAGTACGAGCATGACGTGTGGGGCTGGCAAGGCCAATGGTTCCACATGGGATACGATGAGCTTTGTGAGTTCACGTTTAAGCAATGGTCAAGCGTTGCGGCCTGGAATCGCTGTCCTGTGAGTAACAGGCCTCGCAAGTATGGTGCTGGAAATCCTATCGGCATCGGCGCGATGTGGGTTGAGGATCTGTTTGTCAAGGGCATCCCTTGCATGGGGATGGATGAGAGCCAAAAGGCCGCATTCAACCCGGAAGACTATGACTACTTCCCCGCAACGTACCTTGACAACCCCATTTTCGCCAACGATCCAACGTTTCTCAAAAACCTGGAAGCATACCCGGCAGACGTGCGCGATGCGCTCAAGTTTGGCCTATGGGGAGCGGCTGGCGGATACTTCCGAGGCGTGTGGGACGAGAATATCCACGTTTTCAAGGATGGCAGCGTGCGGTTCCCAGACTGGTATCGCCGTTGGATTTCAGGCAACTGGGGTTATGAGCACCCGGCCAGCTACTACAAACACTGCATGGGTCCAAACGGGGAAGTCTACACATACGATGAGCTTTACACCCAACACGAGCAGCCCGAAGACTTGGCTGAGCATATTGCTGAGTGGGCAGTCGAAGAGAATGAACACGGCAAGATGGAAATTCCGCAGTTCGTTAATTTTACGCATTCTTTTGATGCTGAATACAGTAAGGCAACAGCGACGATGGGCGCGGATATGAGGTCAGTGAATCAGCGTATGATACCAGTCCTTCGCCGCGAGGGAATCCCTATTCCTGTACCAAGCACGCGCGACAAACTGGGCCGTGATACTCTGATGAGAGAGTTGCTTGCCAAGCGGATAAGGTATGGCGAGGATGCAAGCGGACATCCGCTAGAATATCCAGGATGGATGGTGAGCGACAAATGCCGCCAGTTGCGCCGGGTGATACCGCTGGTTAAGTCAGACCCGGTGAAGGTTGAGCAGATCGAAGGATCGAGCGACGGCTCAGACTCTCCGCTTCAAGGTTCTGGGTACGGGCTATATGCGATCTTTGGCCGACCGGCCTCAAAACCGTTGCAAGTTCGGCAGCAGGAGTATTATCAGAGCTTGAGTCCCAAAGCGGACATGACGGCAAAGAGTGTGCTTATGGCAAAATGGAAGCAGGATAACAATCCGAGGAAGGGGTCTTCATGGGCGGCGCGGCAATAAAACCAACCCCGATAATGATCTCAACTTGGGAGGAGTCTGTCATCTTAGGAGAACTGGTGTCAAAGATTCACCGCGAGATGTACAATCAACCCAACCCGCCACTCTATCCGGCGGAAGAATTCTGGGAGAGGGTGGTTAAAGCATGGGCAGCGAGGCAGTAATATTCATTCTTCTGGTGGTTATCGCAGGTATGGCGATCGGCTGGCGCGGCACGGTCAGCAAGACTATCGTGGAAACTGGATTGCTATATGACCGTATCCACAACGGACTTGCAGATTTGCAAGAGGAGAAAGCCCGCAACGCCCAGCTTGAGTCTGAAATTCAGCGCCTCCGCAATATTCCTTTGACACCCCCCCCCGGAAAGGTAGACAATTCAAACATTAAGGCCAAGTCTGCGGCGGATGTGCGCAGGTTGACTGAGGCGGCATTTGGTTTGCAACCTGAGATTGGAGTATCGAATGAAAACGAGTGAATTTTCACAACTCTTGCAGAATGAGATGATTCTGCCCCGCGACCCGCACTTGGTGGATCGGTTTACCGCGCTGCTTGACGAGAATTTCGAGGCTATTCCGCCAAAAGAGCCATCTCCGGAAGACGGTGTGAACGTCGTTCTCCAGGAGCCGAGTGCGGATTGCTCCACGAGCGGAATGCACTCGGCTCTTCCTCTTCCCACTGGGACTGTTGTGACGGAATCGACCGAAATTGAACCTCCTGATCATGCTGGTAAGGCGATGGACGAAGAGGCCGACGCAATTCAAGAAAGTGAGGCCAGCTAATGGCGCGAGATGGTTTTGACGGACTCGGCAAGATGCGCGGCGGGGAACGTAACAGCAGCTACATCCCCAAGCCGCACGACAGTAAACCCGCCAGGGAGCGCGAAGCGGAGCCAAGCAAGAAGTTGATGCAGGGCAACGAAGGCGAGAACGACGGTGAAAAGATTCACGAAGTCCATGAGCATGGCGATGGCACCTTCCATACCGAGCACCCTGACGGCACGAAAGAAGAGCATCCCGACCATTTACACCTCCTTGCACATCTCGGCCACCACCTTACTAGCGGCGATAAACACCATATTGTCCACCACGACGGTATTGCGGCCCATTCGCACTCGATTGATGAGGCGGGGCAGCACGAGGATCATGGCGAACACAATACGGCGAATGAAGCGCGTGAGGCCATGGACAAGTTTCTCGGCGAAGAGTCTGAAGAGCCGCAGCACGAACACGGCGAGGCAGACGAAGAAGAAGGCCCAGTGATGGGCGGAATGTAATCGGGCATACCGCCCAAGGAGAATGACGTGAAAAATACACTCTTCATTATCGGCGCGTTGCTTCTGGCTTTGTCCGTCGCAGCGCAAGTTCCTGTTGGACCCACGACTTTTGGTGGCCGCGTCGATGCCCTGAGTTTTGCCTATGGCGCACAAGGGCAGGGAGCCGCGCTGGTAGTTGGAGCGGGCGGTGGCAGTGCTGGCACGAGTTATTCGATCACGCTGAATTATGGAAAATCCACGAGCGGGGGAACGGGATACCCTTTTTACCCTTTTTCCTCTGCCGTGCTTCCATCGATTGCAATTGGCTCTGGCGCAACGTATGAAGTGGTGACACCGAGTTCGGCTTCATGCACAACGGGGCAGGCGAACAGCTACCAGCAATGCTCAATCACCGCGTCTTTTACCTATGCTCACGGCGCTGGTGATATTGTTCGTTCTGGTGATTCCGGGTTGATTGAAGCGATCAATTTTGCTGCGTTTACCCCCAGCGTTGGCAATATCATTGAGATCGGTGAAAAGTGGTATATTGCTGGCGGAACCCAGTCTCTGATTCAGGCAATCACCAACCCTTATCCTTCTATTGTGATCGAGGATACCGCTGGATACTATGGTCTCCGATGGTTCACATCCACTCCCACTGCGCAGACTACGACCGCTGCTGCTGCTGCGTCTACAGGAACTTTGACGGCGGGCGGATCACTGACGGCGGGAGCCTACTACTTCAAGACGGCCTATGTTGACGTTTTGGGACAGGTATCGCAATCGTCTTCGGAAGTCGCAAGCGCTCTGACTGCCACTGCATCCAACGCCAGCATTACGGTAAATGCCCCTGCTGCTGCGGCTGGACAGGTTGGCTACATCGTCTACATGACCATCCAGGGCGGAGGCTCCGGTAACGAGTTTTGGGTGCCAGTAACCAGCACAAATTGCACGCTTACCGCGATTGAGAGTGTGATTCCTGCTTGTGCGTTGACGAATACCGGCTATGGGCAGACTTCCTCAAATGCGCTCATCAGTGTTACGCCGGTCAATACAACTGCCAAAGTGATTGGTTCCGCTGATACAGTGAACCGCACCACGTTTGCTTATTATCCGTCAAATTCGACCGGCGCAGTAAGCCCTATTCCCGTCACATATTTATCGCAGCCGGGTACGGCTACGGCAGCGGGAACCTACCATATCGCCGCTATCACCATCAGCGGTCCTTTGTTTGGTCAGGTTGGCAGAGAGTACAAGATCTGCGGTTCCGGCCACTTCATCTATGCGACGACTGGCACGCAGTTGCAGTTTGCGCTCTTGGAGGGCCAGTACAACAACTCCGATGTTGCCATGGCGACAACTACGGCGGCTGTATCCACTGCGACGAGCGGCAATGCTGTTGTGTCGTTCTGCTTCACTTCGGACATTACAGCCAACAATGGAACGAATGCCACGGCGTGGACTCACGCCTGGAGCATTGTGCCACCGGCTGCTGCAACGGCTGGTCTGGTCAACAGCGACATCAACGTAGCGGCGGTGGGTAGCCTTCCGGCAAACACTACCGAATGGCTCGATCTGGAGGTTATCAATGCTGCTGCATTCGGCACCGGTGGATTCTTCCTTGACACGCTGAGCATCCTTCCAGTCCACTAAGGTCGTGAGCCATGCCATCCGTATCAAAGGCGCAACAGACTGCTATGCAGATTGCAGAACACGCCCCCGGCAAACTCTATTCGAGGAACCGGGGGCTGCTCAAACTCTCTAAAAACCAGCTTCATGACTTTTCAACCGGCTCCGAAAAGGATAAGCCTGAGCGGAAGCGTGGAAAGTTGTATCAGCGATGAACCATCACGGCGCATATTGTATGCGGCACGCATGGAACACTCTCAAGCAGGGTCCGTGTTGCCAGTGCATGACCGGCCAACAGAAGCTCGATTACGTATGGGAGCAGATGCGCCGCGCGCGGTTGTCGCCCAAGGATTGCTTGATTCAATGCCCGTACTGCCTGAGCATCGTCACAGACGGTAAACCGTGCTGTGACGTGATTGCAAAGGCGATGAGAGCGATCCTTGCGCGTGAGGATGTGGTGAACTTGGCAATGGAGGCCGCACAGCGGAATTGACATGACAACTGATGAATTAGTAGCTTACTCAAAGATGTGTTTTTTTGTTGGGCTTTTCATGGCTGTTGTGACACGTACCCAACTTTGCTTGCCGAGGCCGAATGGAAACTAACGCCCTACTTCCGGATGGCCTTGAAGCGGACGAGACCGGCCTAGATTCCGTTCCGCAGCCTGACGAACCGCCAACATACGGCGAGAACAATCGGGATTTGCCTGCCGATCTACGCGACAAGCTCGAAGCCATCGTAAAAAAGCTTCAAGATCAGGAAATGTTTGACCGGCGCATTGAAGTGCTGATCGACCGCATCATGCGCTTTTACTACGACGGAATCCAGCACGTTTACCCAAACTGGTCAACAGGTGTTTACCAAGTTGGCACGGCTGGTGGATATATCGATATTGGCAATGGCCAGAATGTTCAATGCCCGATGTTCATGGGCGCATACAATTATTTTCGCGCCGAGTGGCAATCCCTTGACGGAGTACTGACGCAGAATCCTCCCGGAGTCGGATTTGTTCCCGATAAGCAGGACGGTGAATCCATCGAAGCCTCAGAGACGGCAGAGGGGTTCTGGGAGATGTTCGATCAGGCAGAAAAGGGTGGAGCGGTCAAGCGGATGCAAAAGCGCGTTTCTTTCATGATGGGAATGAGTGGGCGCGTGGTTTCTTGGACGCATACTCTGAAATCCAAGGCACGGTTTGGCGTGAACGACGAAGGCGAACCGCGATCGATGGAGACGGCAGATATTTACGGAACAATGGAGTCCAAGGTTCCTATTGTTTGCAAATGTTGGGCAGATGCTCCGTACTGCTTCCTTTTCGATGACAAGAACGCCCTGACGCTCAAAGCGCAGAATGATTGGATTCGATCGAGGATCACTCCCGGCGAGTCGTCTATCGGAGAATCGGACTGGAACCGTTTCGCGCGCATTGGCGTCAAGCAAGCCAAAAAGGGATTTTTCCTTACTGGGCTGGCGCTGAATTACCTCACAACAGAGTTGAACGGATTCCTTCGCCCGGAAGTCTTTCAGGACAAGCTATTTGATCCCGCCTATCCTGGAGCGCAAGAGGGCGAAGTCGGCAAAAACGGGAAAGCGTTCACTTACCGCGACAAATTCCTGCAACTTTTTCCGGATGGATGCCACGTCAAGTGGATTGGCAAGATGTATTCTGAAAGCTGGAACGAGTGCCCTGACGATGCGATTGACATCGTGTTTCCAATGGAGCGCGATGGCATGACCGGCGGCGCTTTGATGGAGCCGATGAAGGTTGTTCAGGATGTTATCAATGACTACCTGAACGCCAAGCGGGAGAATTACGAAACCGGATGGAGTGTGACTTATTTCCGGGGAAGCGATGAAGACTATCAGGCAATCTCAAACCAGCGGAGCCGCCCCAACGAATACATTCTTCTGAAAGAAGGACCGCCAGAGCAAGAGATTGCAAAAAGCGTTGTTCATCGTGAAGAACCATCATCTCCTCCGGAAGGTTTTGATGAGGCAATCGACCAACTGATTGGCCCGATTGCCCAATTTCTCACCGGCGCTCTGCCCGCACTGCAGGGCGATGCGAAGGCTTCGCAGACTGCATCAGGTCAAGCGATGGACCGCTCACAGGCGATGGGGAGACTTGGACCAGCATGGGGATATATGCAGATCCTGTTTGCGGGGATTGCAGAGAAGGCGGCTCGGCTGGCTTCAAAGAATCCTGACCACGGAACAGAGGTGGCAGTCGTCGGCAAGGATGGGTCGAAGATCACTGTCAAAATGGAACGTCTGAAAAAGGGCAAGTTTCATGCTCACGTATCTGATTCATCTTTCCCAGAGACGACGGCGGCAAAACGCGCGAACCTTACCGATCTTATCAAGATGGCCGCAGCCTCTCCGGTCGGACAAGCGCTTTTCGAATCGCCTGATAATTGGGAAGAGTTTATTGAGCTTAACGGAAATCAGGGCTTGGTTTTTATTCCGGCGATCGCCTATAAGAAGCAAACGAGGGAGCTTGAGATTCTCCTACAGGAGCCGCCAAATATCCCCAGTCAGGATGATATTGCGAAGTATGCTGTCCAGCACGCGGAACAGGCGCTACAGGCTGAGCAACAGGGTCTACCCGCCCCGCCGTATACTCCTCCGGTTCCGCAACCATCGCTGATGCCAGAAGAGGACGATTATCACAAGTGGGAGTCGGCAAAATGCCAAGAATACCTATCGAGCGAGGATTGCTGGCTGAGGATGAATGTGGCTCAGCCGGAATCTGGGGAAGCACCAGAGGAAGCCTTAAAGCGGGCCGCACTCGGTATCCAAAATGTGAGGATGCACAAAGCGGTTCACGATCAAATGATGGCTGCCCAGGCGCAAGCGGCGGCACAGGCAGCACAGCAGATGAAGCCTCCAAGTGAGTCGATTAACTTCAAAGACGAGAGTCCTGCCGACAAACAGCAGATGAACGCTCAGGCGGGAATCAAGGAAGCGGCTCCGGAGGCGAATTCGCAAGTGCAGAAGAATGCAGCGGCACCGGGAACGAGAGGAACGGCAACGGTTTAGGAGAACCACATGGCAGAAGAACTTGCAGTAATCGATAGCGGCGCGGAACTCGAAGTCGAGGGCGCAGAAGAAGTTGAACAGGGAGCCGAAGGAATTGCCGAGGGCGCGGAAGCAGTCGAGCAGGTTGAAGCGGAACCAACTTCTGCGGCGAGTACGTGGAAGCAAGTCAAAGAAAAGTTGAAAGACTCGCCAGACCTGCACCGCCAGGTGAAGAAGGCGCTCCACGCCTTCGAGGAGAGCCGCAAACTGTTCCCTGATGGCGCTGCGAAGGCGGTCGAACGCCTGAAACTGATGGAGCAGTTTGACGATGATACCGACGATCCCGACTATACCCCCGGTTCGCGCCCCATCGAAGAGGTCGTATCCAACACTCTTGCCGAGCGGGGGTTTTGGCGTGATTATGACCGCGCCTTCCAGTCCGCAGATCCAAGAATCATTAACCAGATGGTTGAAGTCAACCCGGAGAGCTTCCAGAAGTTAATTCCAGCGGCAATGGATCGCTTTGCCGATGTAAATCCAGAGGGTTTTTCGGCCTACATCTGCAAATCTGTATCGAGCTACATGGCGTCGGCTCAAATTCCGCTTCAAATGGCGCTTTTGGACCGCGTTCTTCCACAATCCTCTGATGATCCCAGCCTCCAGACGGTGATTGACGCTTTCAAGGCAATCAAGGAAGTCATCGGGCAGATCGAAACGACTGCCAAAAATCCGATCACGCCGAAAGCTGTTCAGGGGCAGCAGCAAGGGCAGAAATCCGGCACGGACGCCAGTTCTCTTGAGCAGCGTGAAATGAACGTCCTGCATGATGAGTGGTTGCGCGACATTAAGCCACGCTCGGAGTCGTTTGCGGTTTCGGAGATCAAGAAAATCGCTCCAAGCGTGAAATTCACGCCTGCCGAGGTCAATACGATCAAAGGTGCGGTGCGTCAAGAGATCAATGCGCGGGTTGCGGCCAATACGGGTTACCAGAACAAGATTAAGAGCCTTCTCAAGGCAAAAAACAAGACCTCTTATGGAATGACGGTCGAATCCGAGCATAAGAAGATCATTCCTGGAGCCGTCAAGCGTGCTGTGGATGACGTTCTGGCAAAGCGCAAGCCTGGGCAGGGCAAGAAGGCTGTTGTAGGAGCTACGGGCACACAAGCGAAGCCAGCGCCGGCCGCTCAACAGACAGACAGCGGCAAGTACGAGATGATTGCAGACTCACCATCGCGGCTGGGCTTGGCGGTGGACTTCCGGCGCGGCGGTATGCTTCCTGGAAACAAAGCTTGGGTAGTTGGCCGGGACAGGCCGGTAATGTGGCGCAAGAAGTAGGGTGCGTGGTATAGTGAAAATCAAGTAAAGGCTCGGAAGGTTGAATGACGGGTGGACTCCGGTAAAAGAGCCGCCTTCCGAGCTTCGCAGATGCGACAATGGACCGGCGGGCCAACCCAAGCCGCTAACCCCCTATAAAGGGGTGAATGGGTACGCTATAGCGATTTATCTCACACGAGGTGATTGTTATGGCTATCGCAGATGCCGCACAAGCTCTTGCATCCGAGCAAGAGTACGTCAGGCCGGAGCTTGAGAATTACGTTCTCACCCAGTCCGTCCTTTTGAAGGAAATCCAGAAATCCAAGATCAAGGCTGTCTCTGACAGGCCTTCCCGTATTCCTACCATGCCGTCTCTCGGCGGCAAGCCCCGCGTCGGAAACATGAACGGCGTTGATATGGGTATCGGCTCCGGGCCGACTCAGGTTCCCGGCCAGATCACACCGGTTTGCTATATTCACGCCTTCAGCTACACCAAACAGGCCGAGTACGCGACCGATACCGACGAAAAGGCAATCGAGAACTTCTCCACGTTGACGCGCACTCTCGCGCCGGAACGGTTCGCCGACTTTCTCGAAACCATGCTCCAGGGCGATGCGTCGAACACCATCGACACCGTTCAGGGTGTAGTAACGTCTGGCGGAAACATTGTCGCGCTTATTGTCACCAGCGCCAACCTGTTTCTTGACGACGAGGACCTTGACGTTTGGACCTCGGTTGGTGGGCAACCTGTGACCACCATCACAGTGCAAAATTCCGACATTTCCCTTAACCAGATCATGCTGCTGAATCCAGTTCCCACCGGCACAATCACTGCTGGCATGAAACTGATGGTCAACGGCGCATCTGGACAGGCCAACACCGGCCTGAATGGACTTCGCTACTATCAGGTGGCGACGGATACTGGCAACTGGCTGACCGTGCAACGTTCGGCGTGGGCTGGCAAGTATGTTGCCCAGAACATCCCTGTCAATGGAGCCTTGACCCCGCAGATCGTCCGCGCGATCCATTCCCAGATTCAGTTGGCAATGGGCAAGAAGAAAGCGGATGCTGATGAGCTTGTGGCTCATGCGACCGTCAACGAGCAGAATGCCTGGGAAATGAATGCAATTCTTGTCCAGCACATCAACATGGCCGAGATGAAGGGTTCCGAGTCCGAGGATATGCTCAAGCGGGAGGCCTCGACAACCATCGCAGGCCGTCGCTGGCTTATCAACGAACGCGCCGTGCCAGGTTACATTGACTTTCTCGCGCTCAAGAATGCCTCCATGGTAGAAACCAAGTCCATTGACTTCTACGACGTGGGCGGACAGACGCTCTTCGGCCTTATCGGTCAGAGCGGCGGTCAGGCTTCCGGATTGGTGTTCTACATGGTTGCCGAGATGAATCTCGTGTGGGTTCAGACCCGCATGAATGCGTTTCTGAACGGGATCGCCATCGAAAAAGGCCTGTACGGGCAATAGGGAGCATTTGTGACTGAGTTAATTCAAACTTGCGGGGATATTCCCAAGCCTACTCACTACCCGATGATGGCGATGGGACAGTATGGGAAAATTCCCGGCAAGGATGAGCCTCTCTTCCGAATCGTTTTTGCGCCAACCGTGCGCGGGCTGGTAGGCGGTGAATTCACGGACCCTGATACTGGGGCTGTTGAATTCACCGGCTATCGTTCTTGCCCGCGCTACGAATACATCGGCGACAAATGGATCATGGAAAAGTGGGTTTCAGCGCAAGAGTTCACGAAGCAGACCGAGCTTGAATACCGGGCCGCATGGGAAGACCCCAAAACCCACCTCTGCATCACTGGGCCTTACCCGGCTGGCGGTGATTGGCAGTGGGTGTGGACATTCAACAAGCCGGAACAGATCGGCGCGGCCGGCATCGTTGCATCGCTGGTCAACAAGGCGAAGTTCAACTCTCAGGCTGCAAACCGGGCAGCAATTCAACAGGCAACCGAGAAAGCCAAGCAAGACAAGTTTCAAAAGAATTACGACAAAATGCACGACTCGCAAAGGGTTTCAGGTGTTCGAGCGGCAAATATCGGCGGACGGGTCAAGGCGCAAAAATCCTTCCCTGAGCTTCGGGATGCACGTGCGCTTGGGTTGCCGACACGTGGGGCAAGATCGATCAAGCCAACCGCAGGACAAATGCAAATAGCAGGATTTTAAGGAGAGAGTATGCCATCAAGCATTATTGACAGGGCGTTGCCGAAAGTTCCACGTTCCGACGTGGCAGACAGGGCTATTACCCAAAAGCAGTCCGTTGGAAGATCTCGCATCCTTCCGATCAAACTCAGAATCATTGAAGAATCAAAGAAGGAAAAGGTTCACGTCTTCAATGTCGGCCCCTGGGCGCAGACAGTCAATACCGGATCAACGGGCACGTTCACTATTCCCGCGTGTCCGGCAGGCGAAGAATTTGTTGAGATGCTGGTGATGAACGCCAACACTGGCGAGTGGGAATCTCCAATCTCGAAGATCATGGAAGAGTTCGTTATCAAGTCAGAAGACGAGATGAGCGTTCTTTACGACAACGGCAACGATGAAGAAGGAAGGATTGGTTTTGCCAGCCGGATGATCGGCGTAGGTAAACCGCGTCATCGCAGTCTTGTTCGTTTCGGAATCTTCGTCTCGGAAAACACCACTCCAACGCGGGAAGAGTTGCGGCAAGCTCATCTGGCGCTCGAAGAAGAATGCCGCCAGATCGTGAAGTGGGCAGGCGACATTTACTCGACAGACCGCAAGCTGTTTGCGCGGGCCGTGCGTCCCGAGGTGCATTTTGTAGCGGCGAAGATACTTGGCCGCGACAATCCGCAGGATTCTCCGTGGATGCTTGATGCGAACCCGGTCGGGCGCACCAAGTGCAAGATGTGCGGAAGGCTATGTGATCCTGACGTAGCGACGTGCGAGGCTGGCCATGTGGTGAACATGGAGCTGTATCTTGAACTCCAGGATGCCGACGAGCAGTTGAAGGCAGCTATCGCAGCCAAACCCAAGGTAAAGTAATGCCGATCCCTCCTCCAGCGCCGAGCGCACCATTCGATACCGTGGAATCGGTTTTGAATTTGGTGCGCTCGAAAATGCTGGACACTATCGGCTCACTGGCGGGTGACATTCTCACAGACGCGCAGCCCTTTATGCAGGAACTCGCGAACGCGGGCTGGAGAGAATTGCAATTCTACCTGGCCACGCTTGGCTATTCCGCATTCAAGATGCCGTTTATTGGCATTGGCTATCCGGTGGTGGACTCGACTGACCCGGCATTGTGGACTAGCCTCACCTGGAGTCAATTCGTCAACGCAAGCGGCACAAACTACGATCCTCCGTATGTGTCCGTCCTTCCTCAAAACATGATTCTTCCACTCAAAGTAAGCGAGAGGATCACCGGAACACAGTCAAGATTCTCTCCTATGGCGATGGACAAAGACTCTCTTGTCGAGACGCGCAAGGGAGTCTATAACGGTCATTGGCTGTGGGAAAACAACACGCTCTATATGCCAGGGTCCGTCTATTCTATGGATTTGCGGATGGAACTGGCGATCTATCTACCAGATTTTGTAACCTCTCCCGATGGGTCTATTCTTTGGTCTGCCCGCCCGGTTCCGATCATGAGAGCAAAAACGGCACTAGCGTACTTTGTTGCCAACGAGATAGATTCCTCCCGCAACGAGCCATCAGGAGCGTTTCTTGCCCCGGCGCAACAGGCCGCTCGGCAGATTTACAACATTGAGGTTTCACAAAAACAGCGCGTACCTACCCAGCGCCAACCCTTCTCCGGAAGGCGTGGAGATGGAATGCAGGTTTGGTAAAGGAGAACTATGTCAATCGCAATCACGCTGGACGGCGTCGGGACGGGAACAAGTGTTCTTGGAGTTCCCGATGTAACGGTCAAAGAGCAGCTTTATCAAGGAACTTTGACATTCTTAGGGAATTACACTCCGGCCGGCGATGCTCTTTCGTTCGCCAACATCTTTGGGCTTCTTTCGCAGACAGCGCCTTTACGTGTGGAGGTTTACGAAGAGCCATCTACCACACAGACGGCAACCAACTATCGGTTCATCTACGCGAAGGGTGCAAAGATTTCTTCGGGGCTTCTGTGGATATTCGTCAACACCGGAGCGCAGTTTTCCGCTGGAGCATACGGAACGACGTTCTCCACAACGACTATCAAGTTTCGCGCATGGTTCCCACTGGGGCAATAAATGCCAATCAATACTTCGGGAGCGATTGGAGCGCCCCTCACGGTCTATGGATCGTGGGTTACGGACGTGTCACCAGATGCGCTCCCGGAGAACACCTCACCTGACAACCAAGAAATTGTCTACGCGGCCGGCCAGATGGGATCGCGGCCGGCCTTCCAGACGGTAACAGGTATCACATTCCCAGCGGTTGGAGGAGTGGTCCCTACAGGCGTTTATGGCAAGAGCTTCGTTACTCCCACGGGTGACGTGAAAAACCTCTATTTGGACTCAGCAGGGCGTTGCTGGGTTGAGGATTTCACCAATTCACCTGGATCGCTGACGATTCTGTTGCAATCCACGCCGGGAAGCTATTGCAAGTCCATCACAAAATTTGGGCGCGAATATCTCGCCATTTCAGATGGTCTGCATGGGACAGAAGTTCCTTTGCAGTTTGATGGCGCACTCTTGCGTCGTGTAACGCAAGGCGGCCCTGCAACCC